GCTTCTAGCTTGTCCATTTTTTCGTTCAGGGGAGCTACTTTAGCGTCAAATTCGGCTTTTAGCTCCGCTTTTTTGTCGCGCATTTTTATATATAGCTCGACGGCTTCTGATAGTTTCATTCTATGCTCCAGTGGTTGAAAGGGTTTGGGTGGTGTGTATGTCTCATCTATTCATCGGGCCTCTCTTTCATCATGTCCAACAGGAGCCCCTGCATGGACTGTTTATCTTGCAGTCGCTTGTACACACGACGTTCAACTTCTGAACCCGCGATATGCACAATCACTGTCGTTCTCGTCTGACCGGGGCGACGCACCCGAGCACACGCTTGCTCATAGACTTCATTGCTATGGACTGGCGCGTACCACACGATCGTTGTAGCAGCCGTCAGCGTCAGGCCATGAGACATGGTTGCAGCGTTGGCCACCAACACGCGTGGGTTTAATTGCTTCTGAAAGTCCGAGAATATTTGGTCTCGTTGGCTTTTGCTGGTATCACCATGCACAACGCGCACTTCATCTGCAAGAAACCCACCGCCTTCAAGTTTGTTGGCCACCAGCTCCGCTTGCGTTGCAAACATCTTAGAAACTTCCGTGGCCACAGCCTCGAGAGCTCCAGTCAACGGCACAAACACAATCACCTTGCCCTCAGACTCTTCGATGATTTCTTTGAGTACATCCATTCTAGGCTTGGAAGGTATGACAACGGTATCCCCGTCTGTCCCATATGCGACACCGCAGCAAATCTGAATGAGCTTGTTGGCCTTGACAGCTTCATTGACTGCAAGAATCTGCCCACCTTGGTACTCAGTCGCCAGCTTGGATAGCATGTCCTTGTAGGCTTTCTTTTGCTCAGTGGTCATCTCCACATCTCGTGTGATGAATGTCTGCTCAGGCAGGTCTGTGCAATCGTCCAACGAAAAACGAATTGATGGCTGCATCATCTGATACACCACATCGTTGGCTTCGGGTTTGACGGCCCACTTGAACTGTGTGATCTGACGCATGACCAAGTCACGGAACGCACCGAAATACTTTGGCACTGTCTTGTTGTCGGGTGTAACGAGCTTGCACTGTGCCCACGCATCAGTTGGTAGGTTGGGCGTTGGTGAGCCTGTCATACCCCACACGCGACGAGTTGTCTGCTTGTTGCAAATCACGTTGAGAGTTTTCCAACGTTCAGTGCTTGAGTTACGAGCCAAGGCTAATTCGTCAATCACGATCAGGTCAATGTCATCACGGTCTTTGAGCGCGTCTTTGATTGTGGTCACGCCGTCGATGTTGATGATGTAGACATTCACATCTTGAGTCAGCAGCTTGAGTCGTTTGTCTCGTGTGCCGTGCAGCACCACAGCATCTAAGTGTGGAAACGTGTTGAACACCGAGTCAGCCCATGTGCGCTCCATCGTGGACAGGGGGCACACAACGAGCATCTTGTTGACCTGCTTGGTGCGACGCAGGTAGTCGTACGACCACAACGCAGCATTGGTCTTGCCTGTGCCCATACCGTTGAGACAAAACGCACGACTGTGCATGGACAAGAACGACGCAGTCTCCTGCTGTGCAGCGAACGGGTTGTAACGACCATTGGCTTTTGGCCAATCGTAGTGAATCGGCATTGGGTCTGGGACTTCAAATCCCAGATTGCGTAGGACCCGAGTTTCGTCGGGCCGGTGTGGTACGGCAACCAGTCGCTGCCCTTTGTGGTTTACTTCAACAGCAGTTGGTATGACCGTAGTCACTCTGCTTGGGTTTTTGAGGCGGAGTATGACCGCCTTCTTTTCTTTGTGAATTAGCATGTTAATTTCATTGCAACGAGGGCAGCGACTACGCCTTCATCAGTCTGCTCAAAGGGCATTGTGTGAACGGTTGGGTCATTCCACAGTTTCCAGCGCACCTCGAGCTGACCTACCTCCGAGTTGAACATGACTTGGACGGCGACTACGCGTTCAGGCACTGGCTGCCCAAACCACGCTTTGGCGAGTTCGCGAGTCATCGTTGGCCGCCGCCAGTTCAAATCACTTATTCGAGTTGCGTTTATCTGGGTTGTAACTGCCACTGCCTTTTCTCCATCCGCGGTTGGTTGATTGGGGTTGCACTGCGACATTGGACTTGTGATTGCCGCCGCCGTTTTCTAACGACTTTTTGTGTGCAACATCTTTGCCATCGCCTACACGCACTTTGCCATCTTTGATGGCTTCGCGTCGTGCGGCGTTGTTCTTCACACGCTTCGCTACCTCTTCAGGGCGTGCGTTGTAGGCTTTTTGATATGCTAATTTTTTAGGGGTTGACTTGGGCATTTCTAGGCTCCAGTTTCAGTGTTGCATCGAGGGCGGTAAACAGCATTGGGAGGTCGGTGGGGTCATCACACACCCATGCCCATCCGTCAGCCGTGCGTATGGCGTCCATAACGCGTTTCTGATTTTCCGTCAGATTGGCTTTTTTGCCCGGGGCTTTTGCTTCAATTGCAACAAAAACACCTTTGTAGCAGCAGATGATGTCGGGGATACCAACCTGCCCCATGCCATTGCTCACTGGCATGAAGTACCAAGCACCGATGGACTTGAGGTATTTCTTGATCGCATCTTTGACGCGGCCTTCGGGTGTCTGAGCCATTACTGTTGCTCCCGTCGTCCATTGAATTCGCAGGTCAGCACAGGGCACCATGCCTTACACAGCCCTGACGTTCTTGCAGGCCAGCTGTCTCTCTCATATGCGCTCTCGAGTTTTTTGACTCGGGGTGCAAGGTTCTGCCAGATGATCGGTAGCTCGTTGCGGGTGCGTGGTTGCCAGTCGATCTTCTTTTCCTTGAGCCACACGAAGCCAGTCGTGACCTTCTGTACTTCGGGGTGATGGTGGAACACATAGGCAGCGTAGAGGTCAAGCTGCTCGGTAGGCTTGCGCTTACCGGTCTTGTAGTCAGCGACGATGGCGTTCTTGCCGTTGAGCACAACCAAGTCAGCGATGCCTCGGGTCCACGCACCCTTCCAAGCCGTGGGCTGGAAGTTACGGTCAAGCGCATACTCTTTCTCACAGAGCTTGTCGCCGGGCAGCTTGGCGATCTTGTATGCCAGTGACTGCCACTGCTCCATGCCTTCGGGTAGGAGGACACCGTCTTTCACAAACTCTTCAAACGCAGTGTGGACTTTGACGCCCCACTCGGTATGGATTGTTGGCGGTTCGACGATGTCTCGCTTGACTTTGAGGTGGTAGAACTTACGAGGACAGTTCTCGAATGTATCGAGTTGGCTGTATGTCCATGCTGGGTTGGTCATGTTTATCCAATGTGGTTGTGCCCCAAGGCGTCATTCGACGGTTGGGGCTTGTTCTCTATGCCTTGATCTTACCAAAGCTATGAGTGCTGTCAACCATTATTTGGCCTCGCCGTAACAATCTGCAACATCGCCCTCAGACCATGTCACCAACTCAGGCCACCACGACACACCTTGGCGCATGATGTTCTGCAAGATGCCCAGCAAGTCTTCGGCGCTCTCCTCTGGCACGACATACACAAGCTCGTCATGCACTGTCAGGCAGGGGCGATAGCCGGTAGCTTTGAAGAACTTAACGGCATGCTCTGCCACCACATCGCGGGCCAAGGCTTGCACCAAATTCTCCACGCCCTTTCCTGCGTAGATACGAGCGCGGGCACGGCCTTGACCGTACCACCATTCAGACTTGCCGTTGTCGACTTCGCGCACCAGTGATGGGTAGTAGATGCAACGACCGGATGGTAGGCGCACAGCGTTCTTCTCCGTCACGCACATACCCCACGGGTCGATAGCTGAGTCAACACCTTGAGCGATCTTGGGTAGATGTGCTTGGAATGTTTTCCACCCCTCGGCGATTTGACTATGGGCTGCACGATACGCGTTGACAGTGCGTGTGGATTCTTCCAAGTCCATGTCGACACCGCCCATTAGTTTGGCAACCTTTTGGAACGTGGCCCCACCTGCACCGAACCCCAAGCCCAAATGGGCAACTTTGCCAACTTGTCGCTGCTCTTTGGTAACGGCGCTCTCGTTGATGTTGTAGAGGTCGTGAGCCGCAAAGTATTTGTAGAGGTCAGCTTTGTCGGGACTTGCTTGGAACAACTCCATCGCATAAGGAACTTTCCATAAGAACATGTTGACGCGCAGCTCGATGCCAGACAAGTCAGCAACGATTACCTTGCGGCCTTTTGGTGCTCGCAGTGACATACGCAACGCATCAGAGGGTTTGGCCTTGCCACCGATACGAGGCAAGTTCTGCATGTTGTACTGCTCACCAGACCAACGACCAGTCGTGTCTGCACCTGCATATTTGAGTGGCACAGGAATCAGTCCAGCGCACACAGCAGCGGCTCGCTTGAACGCATCAAGGCGTGTCTCTAACAGCGTGGACTTCACATCGAGTCGCACTCGAGCGGCAGCCGCAACAACAGGGTCTTCGTGGTCTTGGAGTTTGATGAACGCTTCGTCTGTCTTGGCCAGTGCGGGTGTCATCTTGGCGGGGTTTGTAGGCGAGCGCTTCATGGGCACTTCAACACCACGAGTAGCTAACAACTCGCCGAACTTAGCCGCGCTTGCCATTGTGGAGCGAACAAACTCTTCGGGGTCGGGGCCACCTTCCAACGCACGAGCAACTTGCTCGGTATGGTCGTACAGCATATCGTACAAGTCTTGCAATCCCGTAGCCTTCTCAGCCTTCACAGCTTCGAGTGCATCGTCCACCATGCCGGTATCAAGTACGAACTTCGGCTCGACCAACATGCGAGTAGTCATGTCTATGATGACCAACTCCTGCTTCGGGAATCCCTTGGCTAGATGCACGAACAAGTCTGCACACAGATCAGTGTCGACCTTGTTGTACTCAGACATATCAGCCAACTCTTGTGGCGTGAAGTCTTTGAGGTACTTGCCTTTGGTGTTGGTCGCTTCGAGGTCAAGCTTTTTGCCTATACCTAGCTCAGCGGATAACTTCTTGAGTGACACACCGATGAGGAACTTGCCGCCGACAGTGCAGCCGGTCTTAGAGTATTGCGAACGCGCCATTGCAGCGGTGCACCCATACATCTTGGGGTTGACGCCCATACGCCATGCAAGAATCATCGCATCAAAGCCAGACATGTTGTGACCGATAGCCATAGCGTCTGACCAGTCCATGCTTTGCAAGTGTTCACGAATCTTGTCTTCGCCGAACAGCACATAGGTCTCACCATCGAGACCTTCTTTGATAGCGACAGAAATGATTTCGGTCTTGGGGCTTTGTATGTACTCTGTTGGTGACATACGAGACAACGTGTGGGTCACGTCCCAATAAGTCTCAAAGTCTAAAAAGATTGGTTTCATTATGTATCCAGTTTGTTTGCTACTTTGTATGCTCGCCACAGCTTGCCCACCTCGGAGTCGCACTTCTCTGCGTAGTCAAGAAAGCTCTTGACCTCTTGGAGTCCTTTGACCATGTGAACAGTAAGTGTGGTTGAGTCGGTGCCGTCCGTCAGTGTGATCGTGCCGGGCTTGCCAGCTCCACCGATGCCAAGGTTGCCATTTGCATCCAATCTCATGGCCTCGGTGTATGCGGTGTTAGGTGATGAAAAGACTACGCTGCTCATTGCTCAAGCGCCTTTGTCGCTAAGATAACTTTGATCGCATCGTTCAGGCTTTCACCATCACGAACGATGTACAACTCATGTTTCCAGTCGGGGCCATGCGGGTTGTGTTTGTGCACACTGACCTCGACGATTGTGCCGTTCATAGCTTTGATAAACCCCAAACGCAGTTTGCTATCTGCGGCAGTAGAAGTTGACTCCGAGTCGATCGAGACTGCGGCTTGCATCATCTTTTGCTCGCCGCTATTCAACGTCCACAGGATAAATTTTCTAAGTAGCTTTTTCATTTGCCCTCCAGTTGGAAACTGACCATTGATGCAGCGATGCGCTCGTTGACTTCTTGCACTGTCGATGCAATGTATGTCTCAAACTCATAGCCTTCGCGGGTCGCGATATTGATGACATAGCCATTGGCCACTTTGGTGACATTGATGCGACCGTCAAAGATGATGTGGTTTTTCGGGTTGCGAATCGCCGTCTCTTTCAGAATGTTGCCGTACGCAGAAGCTTGTTGTGCTGCGTTACTTGCGTTGGCGATAGACGCCTGTCCTAACAAGCCGCCCGTTAGTGCGTGCATTAGATTTTTCATCCGTTGATTACCTCGCTGAGTTTCATGGCGTAGTGTTTGGCTTTACCTGCGTCATCGCTGTCTGCCTTCTTGCCTTGACGCATAGCGTACTTGATGACGTTGCCCTTGAGGAAACCACGGAACTCCTCGGGCGTTAGAACTGCTTCCATCACAGCCCAAGGCTGCATGCTCATGTCTTTGTAGTGGGTGCCACTGACTTGGATGTCATCAGCACGAATGCCGGGCAGTTGCTTTTCATATGTGTCGCAGTGGACGCTCATGTTTTCTCCTTCTCAATGATAGGTCGTGCTTTTCTCAGTTTATAAATTTTGTCGATGGTGTCCATCGCCAACTCCATCTCTCTTACATTGGTTTGGTCTAGCTGTGCATCGTGAATCTCCATGACGAGGTTCATCGCTACCAACTCTTTGGCTTTCAAGATAAATCGGTTGTGGTTAGCCACACCACGGCGAGCTACTTCTAAAAGCGCGTCTTGCCCCGCACGAATCTCGTCAGCCCAATCAGCACCGTACTCAGGCTTGATGATGGTGTAAGCCTCAGTCATGTTGAACGCACCGATGAGAATGTCGATGTCCGCCTTTGTAGCGTCACCTCGACGCAGCGCATCCATAGCCGCATGATTCTTGATGCGTATGTCTACGCCAACAGAAATCTCAGCGAACGGTTTGAGTCCGGCCTTCACCCATGTCATTACATCCAAACGAACACCTTTGGGTTTGTACTTGCTCTTCTTTCTCACGCTTGCTCCAGTTTACCTAGTGCCAGTTGAGTTGCATGGTATTCATTCACCAACGTTGGGTGATAGGCTCGCACCCACTCAGCAAACTTAACAGCCGCTTCGAGGCTGTGCTCAAGCTCTTGCACTCGACGGTCAATCGTTTCTAGGTTTGAGCCCACGTTAGATTGGAATGCGCGTATATTTTCAAGATTCAACGAGTTGCTGTTGTATGGATAAATCTCAGGGTATCGGACGTTTGTAATCACTGTGGTTCCTTCGGTGTGGTTGATGGGATGGCTTTGTTAAATACATGAAAGTCTTTTGGCTCTAAGATTTTTTTCTTGCGAGCATCGAGCAGAGCCTTGGTGTGTTCTTTCTCACGCGCTCGGGCTGTTGACTGTGTCTTGGGGAAGTAGTTGATGGTGTTGACGTTCTTGCCTTTTACAGACTCACGCTTGGCTTTGGATTTGCCACCATTGATGACGCCGTGTGCATGCTGTGATGACTCGACGCGAATGTTTGTCAAGAACTCAGGGTGGTAGGTCTTGATGTAGTCGGGGTGAAATGCGTTGATTGTGGTCATGAGGATTCTTTGGTTCTGATTTGTTTGACGAGCCTGCGAACATCGCGCTCGAGCTGCTTGAACGCATACCTATCACTTGGTGAAGAGCTAAAGGTAACGTACTTACCACTTGGATGGGTGAGGCGTCCGTGTGCGCCTTTTGAGAACTCCCACCCGTCGTCGACCAGTGCCTTGATGACACGATTCATGTCTTTGCAGTTAACGAATCGACTCATAGTGGGCTGTCAGGTAGTTGTTGGCGTTGCTGTTCTTGGTATTGCTTTTCTTGCTTCTTTGTCCAAGGTACAGGTTCTTGTGTTGGGAATGGCCAGTTACTCATTCATCACCTCCAAGTAGTAAATGAAACCAATCAGTATTGCCCATGTCAGGCCGATACCTAACGCCATGAGACACACCATCAGTGCAACGTTCTCAATCATGGTTAACTACTCCAAAAAGTATTTCTACCCTGCTCGTTGAGGATGCGAATGCGCAGTGCAAAGCCCCAAGCCAAAGTCCAGATAACCCATACAGTGCGATGCTCTACTGTCCAGTTAGCCGGGTTGCTGTCCCAGTTAACCAGCCCAATCAAGATGTAGATAACGCCCAACATAATCGGGTATGCGATGTGGTCAATGTATTTCATTTCTTCAACCCCTTTATATAGGCCGCAAAGCTGGCCACTGTGTCCTCACCAAACGCGTGCTTGAAGTCGTGCACGATTCTGTACGCCGCCATCTCTAACGCAGAGTTCCAACCACTTTCGTACATGCGATCTTTGTCGGTTGCTTGTGCGTTTTCAATCTGGCGCTTGCGCCAACCCATAGCTTGTTCACGCTCGATGCGTGCGAACTCGTCGTCTTCATCAGTCATGTGTTCTCCTTAATACCGTGGGCGGCTTCAACTGCTCTGCCAAACTCGACAATCCAGTTTGGTATCTGTTCTTTCATACCCATCACGGTGCGCGGGGCAATTGCACGAGCCATGTCAACAAACTGTTCGCTGCGCAACGCCACAGGCTCACGCTTTGGTTGTGGGTGGGTGTAGAGGGGTGTTCCTTTATTTGGCTCATCCCAAACTAAGTTATCACCGCCTTTGTGGTGCTCAATCCACGCCACAGGCTCTTGTTTCTCTGCCTCTGCGATGGCTTGGCGTAGGGATGTGATGGCTTTCAATCGTTGGTGTTGTTCCAACTTCCAATAGTCCAATGCACCTCCAAGGGTTTTTTGGTCTGCGCGTTGGCGTGTATATTTAGGTGTTGCGCTTTCCAACGCCTCAAGCGCCTGTTTCATTGCTTCAATGCTCATGCCGTTCTCCAAAAGTAATAGCTGATAGCCACCCAAATAAGAATGCCTACGGCAAAGTAAGCCTTGTCCTGCCAACGCTGTTCAGGTGGAAAGAACGACTCGCCGTACTCACCATCTTTGAATGCTTCGGCGCTCGAGCGTGGAAAGCAGCGCGTTGTTGGCCACCCATAGTTTTCGATGTGCGGTTGTGCTGCGGTGCGTGTTGATGCGTGGAGAATCTTTGGCTTGCGGTAGATAGCCACCAGTAGTCGCCGCTTGATGCGGCGTTTAATGATTGCATAGATGCGTTTGAACATCTCAGCCTCCGTAGATTGCTTTCAGTCTGTCGTACAACTCTCGCCCCTGCATGATGGTCAGCCCTTCTAGCATCTTGGCGGTGTCCACATAAGCCGGGGTAGTGATTTTGGCAGGCTTTGGCTTTTTGTCTGTCACTTTTGCGACTCGCTCAACATCGTAGTTTTGTTGCAACACTATCAGCTTGCCGCCTTGTCTTACGAGACGCTGACTCTTGATGAGCGCAGTCACGGTGGCCGCCACAACAGGGCGCTTGAACCCGGCAGCTTGAAAGAAGTCGAGCACAACTTTGCCACGGCTCTTAGGGTTTGTCTTGATGTACTCAAACACTTGGCGGGTTAACGGAATGGCTGTGGTGGTCATGGTAGGTTCCTCGGGCTGTTCGGGGTCGTCGAACTTTAGGTTGTCAAGGTTGGGTAAAACTTTTGTGGCGAGTTCAGTTTGTAAGTCAGGCATAGGTAGGCTCCGCAATGGCTTCAATGGCGTCCTCTAAGACTTCATTCGCTTCCAACGCTTCGAGGACAGCTTCGTCGGAAGTGAGGGATTCATACTCTTGGTACAACTGCTTGTACAAGTCGAGCATGTGGTTTTCAAACACAGTGATGAACTCTTCGGACAGGTCACGCGCTGTGTATTTACTGGTGTTGGTCATCATCGTTGCTGTACGAATATCGTCAGGCCCCCACTCGAGGTAGCGGTCAGCAAAGTAATGGTCGTCAACGCTATCGGGTAGGTTGATGTCGCCGCCATACTCGACAGTCTTGTGGTTGCAGTAGATGTAGTGGTTGTGACTGCAAGTGAAACTCCAGTCGAAGTTCTCAGCAGCGTAAATGAGTGCTGCGTCGCTGTAACCGAGGGTCGTTAAGAACAACGGCCAGTCTTCCACGGCACCTTCAAAGCATGCACCATCACCTTGTGACCAGAACCCACTGAACCTCATCTTGTCGACACGGATACCGATAGCTGCCATGTCAGCTTTGAAGCAGTCGTATGTGCAGTCCCACCAGTCGTGGTTGTCGACATTCCAGTGGCGATACTTGTATAGTATCTCGTCACGCCGCCGGGCAGGCAGCGAGTTGAACTTTTGTAATGGCGTCATGACTTCTCCTTCTTCTTGAGCCACTGTTCACGCTCGATGTAGCCGCACTTAGCACAACACCGCCATTGGACATAAGCATCATCAGTGCTTTCATCGAACCAGTTGTTCCACTTGTGCCAGCAACCACCCCACCGCTCTGCCACATAGATAGCAGCAACGATGAGGATGACAATTGCAATGACGAACACGGCGATTAAGGCTTCGTTCATACGACCCCCGACAGTTTTGCTGCGATAGCTGTTGCAGTCAAACCATCCAAGTCAACAGTCTCGGTAATCTCAGTCTCACGCTTACGGCGCTCGACTTTATGATTGACACGGTCGATGTACTCTTGCGGCACATACATCTGCAAAGCAGGCCACAGACGCAATGCTTCATTAAGAGACTTGCACTTGTTCAAGTAAGTGTGAATGTCAGATTTAACCTTATCCCACTTGTCATTGATGGTCTTGCGAAGTTCCTTCTGTTCTAGTTGAGCAAGAATCTCTTGAGTACCGACAAGATGCAGTTTTGTCTCAAGCCATTCTTTAGTGCATGAAGGGCGAGGCGCACCCCAGCGTTCAGGTGTTGGAGCTTCATAGAAGCCAACCAAACCATTAAGATTGATGGTGTACTTCTGTTGATATTCACCATTCTCAGCGCGGTCAGTGCACACAACGAAGTCCTGTGAAGTACTGTACTTGAGCCATTCTTTAGGCAGTTGTGGGAACACATGCAGATGGTCACCCCACGCCATTTGCATAAGCAAATCAGATGCGTTGACGGTTATTGTCTTGTCATTGTCCGGCACTTCGAGTTGGACTTCTTGGTCACGCATTTTGTTAATGCGATTGTCGATGCGGCCTAATAATTCGCGGGTGATGTATACGGTAGCCATTTAAGGTTCTCCTTCGAGTTGAATCGTGGTTGCGATAAGTTGTAAAGCTTGAGCGAGGGTTACTCGCTCACCATAAGGACCGTAGTGTTGGTAAGGCACTCGGTCGAGTGACACATTGATGTGCCACCCATCTCTGTTGCGTACTACTTCTACGCCAACAGTTTTACTTCGTTCAGTCCGAACTGGCTGCGACGAAGGATTCGATTTGCTTGCGGATGCTGTCTCGTTGGGTTTGGTCAACGGACTCATCGAGGGCGTCGTAGCAGACTTTGAGTAGCTCACG